CCCACATGGCAATAGTACCGACGATGATATTAGTGTTGCTCTTAAGACTGTTGGTACTGCTAGTACAATATATTGCACCAACTATGGCACGATTAGTGCTCCAAATGCGTGGGAAATTCAATTTTGGTTTGATGGTAGTCTAGAGTTATACCAAAATTACCTCATCGTACAACCTTTAGGTCTCCCTTACGTCGTAGACAATTATGCGAATGCTGACTATTGCAAAGTTGATTATAAGTCACCCACAGGTTCTACTTGGACAGAAATAGGAAGCTATACTTTAAATGCACAGCATCGGGTAATGCTAATTCAACAACAGGTTGTTGCATCACAAACATTCGTTATCGCATCTGTATCTCATACAGACATGACAAATCATTTAAATACACATGGTACGGGTTACTATAGAATACGTGCTGTGCCGGGCTGGTCTGGTTATCCGAATTGCTTGTGTGTGTTTCCAATTTACTCTCAAGTTAAAGCTGCAACAACTATCAATGCGGAGATAACTCCATGAGCTTATCGATTGACTCTACTAAGATCTATATACAAAATGTAGTTGGTACAACTAAGTTTGATAGTACAAATGGATTATTGTATCGTGTTGGGTATTTGTCAAATACCGTAACGTTATCAAATCATTCAGTAGTTGCCCATGGGATGAATTATGATCCTACAACTGATGTTGCTATAGGTCAATACACCGTAACCGCTTGTAGTGGTAATGTTGGTTCAAGCTTTGTCGGTAATAAGTTTCCTATAGCAGTACCTTTGCTGCTTCATGTAGAAAGCTACGCAGGTTTAAAAATTTATGGACAGTTAACCACTAGACCAACATACTTATCTTTTGCATTAGGAAGCCAATATCTTTTTATGAACAATAAGAGAATACATACTCAAACTGATAACAGCGCTAACTTTAATGAAGTGGGTGCAGCGCATGTTGATCCTGCAGTGTCCGTTTCTTTTACATATGAGTTATCAATTTATAGGAGAACATACTGATGGATATGTCAGATAAAACAATTAGAGTAACAGCTATTAGAGTTAATGATGTTAAACAGACTTCTGATTGTGATGTTTCAGTATTTCAAATACTTTCAGAAAACATCCAACGGAAAATTGGTGAGTTTAGTCTATCTTTAAATTTAAACTACCAAAATTCTAACGACCCTGATTTGCTAATAAAGCTAACAGAAATTTTAGAAGAAATCCCCGAATGACTTCAAAGTTCTTTTCTGAAAACGAAGAATTTTCTTTAACGAAACTAGGAGAGTACAAATGAATAACTTTGGTGAACGTTCCTTAAGAAAACTTGAAGGTGTTCATCCTGATTTGGTAAGGGTTGCTAAAACAGCTCTTGCCAAATCCTCTGTAGACTTCGGTATTACAGAAGGTGTTAGATCTTTAGAAAAACAGAAGATCTTATACAACACAGGCGCATCTAAAACAATGAAGTCAAGACATCTTACAGGTCATGCTGTAGATGTTATTGCCTATGTAAATGGTTATACCTACGAGCCTTTTTCTCTCTATGTAAATATTGCAGAGGCCTTTAGGCTTTCTGCTATCGAACATGATGTAGAAATTTTATGGGGTGCAGCTTGGTTAAAGGCACTTAACTATTATGACTCAGCCGAACTAGCTAAGTCTGCTTACGTTAAAGCTCGTTGGGATCAAGGAAAACGCCCCTTTATTGATGGCCCCCATTTCCAACTTACTTGGAAGGATTACCCACAATGAAGACTTACAAGAGGGAGCTAGCAATTGCGCTATTTATACCACTATTTTTTACAGTCTGGAAAGGTGATGCTTCAATGGCTGAAGTTCTTGTTTGGCCTACGTTTAGCTTTGCCGCTCTTGCTTTTGGTCTCGACTGGCATGGTAAGCAGTTGCAGCAAACTCCCTCTGGGCCTTCTCAGCGGAGGAACCAACGTAGCAGCCAATACGCAAATAGGCAAGACGACGAACCAGAATATCGGGAATACCCAGAATACAGAGCAGAAGATAGTCCGCCCTCAAGCAAGGACCATTAATCAATCCTCTGATACTTCTGAGGTAAAAGCAGATACTGTCGATAGTATTACTGTAAATAATATTCCGCCTTGGTTTATTATATTCTTTATGCTTTGGTCTTTATTTTTATGGGAGTTGCCAAGGCCAAGTGATATCGGCAGAGGTATAGGTAATTTTTTCCAAAAATACCTGACCTTTAAGAATAAAAGTTAAATGGAGACAGGCTTAAACTCTCAAGTTTTCCTGAATGTCTCCCTAGTGAGGGGTGTAGATATTTTGTCTATGACACGGGGTTAGGCTAAAGCCAACCGCTACACCCCTCATTTTATTAGAAAATTATTACCTGACTTTTAAGAAGGAGGAGTCCCCGTGGCTAAAAGCAAAGATCCTCGTTTCGAACGAGCCGGAGTCTCTGGTTACAATCAACCAAAGAGGACTCCAAATCATCCTACTAAATCTCATATTGTTGTTGCTAAAGAGGGCGACACAATTAAAACAATTCGCTTTGGTGCTCAAGGTGTAAGTGGCTCTCCCAAGAAAGAGGGTGAATCAGAATCTTATAGAAAGCGTAGAGAGTCTTTTAAAGCAAGACACGCAAGTAATATTGCTAAAGGAAAACTTTCCGCTGCGTATTGGGCCAATAAAGTAAAATGGTAAAAGAGGACTTCACTCATGTCTCAAATTAAACAACCTATGAAGAATTATAAGAAGAGTGTTGCTGATCCTACTTCAAAGTATCATTCTCTTGTACCACTATGGAAAAAATCAAGAGCCATCTTGCAAGGGCAAGCTAACGCTAAAGCGCATGATGATGTTCTCTTAAGCAACAATACAAATCTTCTGATCCCTTTTTCTCCAAGTATGACTGGAGCACAATACGAGTTTTATAAGTCCGAAGCTGAACTTCCGGGTTTAACTTCTCAATATTGTAAAGTTCTTATTAGTGCGCTGTTGAGAAAAGAATCACAAATGCGGCTACCAAAAGATCTTCCTGACGAGGCTACCAACTGGATTAAGAATGAGTTTACCGCTGAAGGTAAATCCATTTTTAACTTTTTAGACAATGCTCTATGGGAAGAGCTTCAGACTTCTAATGCTTGGGTCTATGTTGATCGTCCTTCTGTTTCTGATGAAGAATACGACATGATGTCTACCGAGGAACGTGATACAATTAAACCCTATCCTGTTCTTATTCAAGCTGAAAATGTTATCAACATTCAAACAGCTATCCATCCTATTACTCGTAAGAAAACACTTACACGTTTCATCACTCGTTATCTTTCAGAAAACTTTAAACCAGATAATCCTTGGCATCCAGACTATGTTGATACTGTCGCCGATCATTATCTCGATGAGTCAGGATATCTTGTAATCGACATCTATCAGAACAAAGATCCAAACTCTGAAGTTAAAGTTCTTAATGGTGAAGCAAGACAAGAGTATCCAGTAGATGTTACAGAAGGTGGATTTGAAAAAGTTAACACTGTAGTCCCAATGTTCTTCGGTGAGAGACTCAATCGTATTCCTGCTTGGCCACTTAACGGTCAGTTTGATTATGTTGAACCCGTTCTTATGCCACTTATCGATAGAGAAGTAGCACTTTACAATAAGGTTTCTCGTCGCAATCACCTGCTGTATGGCGCTGCAACTTATACGCCAGTTGTGCAGTCTGACATGACAGATGAAGAATTTGATACCTTAGTAGGTGCAGGGCTTGGTACATGGCTTCGTGTTCGCAAGGATGAATCTATCACTGTTCTTGAAACACCTACAACTGCTCTTGCTGATATGGATAGAGCAATTACTGCTACTGTGGATGAAATGGCTAAGATGGGTATCCGCATGTTGTCTCCTGAGATGGCTGCTTCAGGTGTTGCGCTAGAAATTCGTAATGCTTCCCAAACCGCACAGCTTGGTACACTCAATGCTAAAATCTCTGGTACTATGCGTTCAATTCTTGCATTCATACTTAATTGGAAGTATAACACAAAGTATACAGCAGATGATATCGAGTTCCAACTATCAAGTGACTTCTCACCCATGGTCGGTGGTGAAGGCGCTATGCGGCTCGTTTCCGAGTGGTATCAGAGTGGAATTATTTCTCGTGATACATTTATCAATATTGCAAAGTACAATGATTTCCTTCCCGCTGATTACGATGATGAAGCGGCAGTAGAACAGATTCAAACAGATCCTCTTGTTAATACTGTTCCAGACAATCAGATTGACTTGCAGCAATAAAAGTTCAGGCTCTGCTCTATAGCATCCTACTTGTCCTGAGTACGACCTTAAACTGCTCTCTAACCTAACTACTCAAGGGAGTACTAGATGGATATTAATGACAAAATTTACAGTCGTATTGTCGAGCACATGCTTGATGTTCGTTTATACGAAGAGGGCGTTCAGTTACAAAACCGCCGTATTATGACTCGTCACAAGGAAAACTTGTTTAAATTATTAAATAAAGATATTCGTGCCGATGTTAAAAAAGAAGCAGTAAGGTTTGCTAGAGAATTAGACTCGCACCTTGTTAGCTCTATCAAAGAATTTTCTACTTCTCAACTTTCATTTCATGCCGATAATTTCTACAAAGATGTAAAAGGCTTTTATAAGGTTGAAAAACCTAAAACAAAGGAACTACTTGAAGAAATTATTGGCCCTACGATGAAGGGTGAGAGAACACTAACTAAGAATGTCGTTAATATCTCCTCTGGAGAGTTAGTTAGAATTCAGACTAAAGTTAAAGCTGGTCTTGCTAATGGCAAGCCACCTAAAGAGATTATTGCTGATGTAATGCGGACAACAAAGCTTACTGAGGCACAGGCATCTACTTTGACTAGAACAGCAATTACTAGTACACAGAGTGCGGCTTTAAATAGAGTTGTTCTTGCAAACAAGCCCCTGATTAAGGGTTATTTGTTTAGTGCTATTTTAGACAGTCGTACAAGTCCTATTTGTTCACATCACAACGGTAAAGTCTATGATGTTGATGATAAGCGGTTTGTTCCTCCTTTACATTGGAATTGCCGTAGTACGCTTATTCCTGTACTAAAATCAAAGACAGAACTAGCAGAAACAGATGCAAAAGAGATAAACAAAAAGGCGCTTGAAAAAGTAAAGCCAGAGTTACTAACAGGGGTTCCACCTAAGAGAGAATCCTTTGGTGAGTGGTTAAAAAGACAGACTTTTGATGTTCAGAAGAGTGTGCTTGGTGGTGAAGATAAGGCAAACATGTTTAGGGAAGGCAAGCTGAAATATGATCAGTTTATCACTCAAACAGGCAAAGCACTTTCTATTCAGGCATTAAGGTCTAAGGCTACACAATTAACTGCCGTGTTCAGACCTAGACAGAAGCTTAGAGAAAAAGATACTATTATTAAGGTTTCTAAACCAAGTGTGTTAATTAGAAGCCCCGAGCATAAAGATGCTCTTAGACAGATGATTCTTATGGACGCAGATGATTATAACAAAACGTTATCACTTTCTGATTATAAAGGCGTCACTCTTGCTGGTAAGCAGGACTCTAGGCGCAGAACAGGTAATGTTTTTGATGAAAGAAACTTTTCAGCAGATCCTCTTACAGGTGAAATTAAAAATAACTTGATCTATGACCCAGACTTTAATTTACTACAAGAACGTATTGACTTTATGAAGGCCTCTAAACTCATCTCTTCGGAAGAAAAAGAGTTTATTGAGAGTGTTATTAGCGGCCTTGATGACAAGATTTCTGTCAATCAACAAACAGTTATGGTTGAGAATTTAAGAGTTGTATTTGAGCGGTATGCTAAGGATAAAACTCCTTGGGAGGACTTTCCGGCTGTTGTTAGGGCTGAAAATAGATTCGCTGTTCAAAACGTGGCTAGATTACTTGATACAAGATCAAGAAAGAAATCTGAGCTTTTTCTAAGCTACATGAACCTTAAAGACGAAGTCCCTAAAGTAAATATCATGGGTAAATATTACTCGTTTGATGAGCTTCAAGAGAATCTGTTAAAAGATCAAAGATTTATTGATAACTGGAGAGCCAAGGATGGCGCCAAGCTAGCAAAGAAACTTTATTTCTCAGGAAGAACTCCGCTTAAAGTATACTTTCAAAGCTATGCTAACAAGTTTCCAACTCAAAAAAAGTTCGTTAAGAACACTATGATGAAGTACCCGAGAATCAGTAGGGCTATCGTTGATCAACAAATCAAAGAGGCTCGCTCGATTAGTGACTTTGAGAAGGTAAAAAAGCTTAATGAGTTCCGAAAGGAGCTTGACAAGGCTACTGGAAATAAGATTATAGATAAAGTATACAATTTTATCTTTGAAGAAAAACCACCAACAGAAGCATTTATTACAAAGCTACTCAGGCTTGCAAGAGAGCAAGAGCGAAGGATTCTTGATCTAGAGTTCTTTTATGCTAAGAGGGCACCAAGTTCTCTTATCATGGATAATAAGTCCTTAGATACGATTACAAATGCTATTAAATTAGTTGCTTCGGGGCAGTCTACAGACTACGATTCCCTGGCAATCAATATTGGTAAGCTGTTTAACGATAACTTTAAAGATCTATTCCCATTTACGTCTCATACCTTAAAAGACCATCACAAGATTGGGTCCGAGGTATTAGACTTTCTTAAACAAAAGGGTGTCATTAAAGTTCAATTTAGAGGTAAAGCTCGCAGAGGTGTAATTGATCTAGATACAGGTAGACCGTCTGGAGGTTGGGCAGAAACTATTTCAAGAGAAGTCATTGTTGTTGATAAACAAATTCTAAAGCTTCAAGAAGCAGAAAGAAGAGTTACAATTGCAAGACGTATTGGAACTGTAGAACCCAGAGATCAGCTTTATGTCAGGCCTAATGAAAAGGTATTCTTTGATGCTCGTGGTAATAAAACAGGTATTCCTATCATCTCAAGAGATAAGTTTCCTGACTATGATAAAGCTCAGATTGACCGTGATATCGCTAATATGTTAAATCATGTTAGTAGCGTAGAGTATGGTGTTGATAACGAATTCTTTGACTTTATGGATGACTTACTCAGATTCAGAGACCCAAGGGGTAACTCTAAGTATTACGATTCTATCAACGAATTTAGACACGAGATTCTTAACCGTGGTGAACAGGGTTACGGCATGATGGCTACAGCAAAATGGCATCGTATTCGGGGTAAAAACTTTAAGACTCAAGTCTTTATGGACTCTCGTGGCCGAGTGTATCACCGAGGTTATCTAACACCTACGGGGGGTGAGCTTGTTCGTCCATTTTTAAACTCAGGAAGAGCTATATCAATGTCTATTGACGCTGTAGATGAGCTTAGAGTTCAATTAGGCGCAATGATTGGTCCGGGGACAGAAGCTTTAACTCAAGCGGGCCGTAGAGAGATCTTTAGAAGAAATGAAAAGGGTCTTTTAGAAATCGGCGAGTTAATGATGGCAACCACTCAAAGAGATCGTAGACTCCGTGAATTTCTTGAGCATCCTCTTGTCAAAGGCTTAGAAGGAGCTGAAGTTGCCAAAATGGCAAGGTTAGCCTTAGAATATACTAGGGTATATAAGCATGTTAATGGAGATTTTGCAAATCCTCGGTTATTAAGCAGTTATAAAACAAAACTTATGATCGAGAATGACGCATCCTCTTCTGGTGCTCAAATTATTGCCTTATCAACTGGTGACAGACAAATTGCACAGGTATCCAATGTTGTTGCTACTACTCAAAAGAACAGGCTATATGACCTTGTTGCGATGGATACAGTAAATGATCCTGAATTCCTTAAAATTCCATCGCTAAGAGATGCTAACCTAACTTGGGAAGATCTTGCAAAAGCTGCTAAAGCACAAAACATGGTCTCATTTTATGGTGCGGGTGCTGCTACTAAGACAGCAAATGTCTCTGCAAAATTGTCAAAAGTCCTAAACGAAAAAGGGTTTATTACTATCACTAAAGATCAGCTTGGTGAGCAACTTCGTATAGTTGACGGGCAAATTAAAGTAGCTGATAAGCTTGGTGCAGATGTTACTAAGTCTTCTCTAGAGGCATTTAGGAAAGAACTTATTGAGCTTGTTAACTCAGGGCAACCTGTTGGAAGAGAAATTTTGAAAGAAGCCTTGGAAATTCACCCTGATACTGCCTTGTTTGTAGAAAAGCTTACTAACGCAAGAACAGGGTTTGTAGGTCCGAAAGACTTTTCAGAGATTAATAGAATTATGTCTAAAAATCTCGCCCAAAGAGCACCTGTAACTGATGAGTTTATCACTTATTGGAAAAGAGTTGCAAAGATATACGTTAATGAAACTCAGAAATCAGATATTCCATGGGTTACATTTGACGGTAAAGTTATGATGCAGAGGTATAGACCTCAAATTCAAGAAAGAATTGAGTTTACCGATCCAGTTACTGGTCGTAAAATTGCGAATATCTATGAAGATAGCGCAAAGGATGGTAGACTTATTGGTAAAAGTTCTCTAAACAGTGCAAGTATTGGTTTAGGAGTTAACGGAAACCATAGTAATGACGCAGTTATTGTTCGTAAGTTTCACTTGTGGGGCTTGAAGAATAATGTGCAAACAGGTACAATCCACGACGCTTTTTTCACGAATATCGGAGAAGCTCGCCGTGCCAAAGACGCCCTAAGAACCATCTACGCAGATGCTCTTGAAGGCGATACAATTCGTAAAACTCTGGCAAAGATGAAAAAAGAAGGTCTTTCTGATAAATCTTACAGAGCATTGCTTGACGAAGCAAAACAATTAGGATTAATTGATCCGCCTAATAAACTTACTAGAGCGGACATATTAGCCGACTTTAAAGAAGGAGAGGATTGGTATGGTATCGGTCCTTGATCTATTTACAGTTATAGTTTATTTGTAATAGCCTATAACTTCTATTTTAACGGGGTCTGTGACTCTAATCATATTAAACTCAGTCTGTGACTGGAAAGGATTATCAATGAGTATTGAAGAATTAAAAGCAAATATCGCTGAAAAAGAACGTAATCTTGCTGCAATGGAGGAGGACGATGAGTCTTATGCTGCTGCAAAGGCTGAAGTTGATGCTCTTAAACAAGAGCTAGCAAAGGCAGAAAAAGGTGACGATACTAATAATACTAGCGATAAGAAAGATGATATCGAAGCTATTGTCGAAGAACGACTAGCTAAGATGAAAGCTAATATGGACCGTATGGCCAAGGAGCGTGATGAAGCCTTCAAACTTAAAGCGGAAATGGAAAAGTCAAAGAAAGACGCCGACATTGCTCGCATGAAAGAAGAAGGGAAGATTCAAGAAGCTCTCGAAATGGAATTAGCGGAGGCGAAAGCTAAGCTATCTCTATATGAACAAGATATCACTTCACTACGCCGTGATAGCGTTGTAAATGATGCTCTTGCTGGTCTTGAGTTCCGTAATGAGAAATCCCGAGAGATGGCTCGCCGAGAAATCGTAGATGACCTAATCCAAAACGATCAGGGTCAATGGGTCCACAAAACAGGTTCTTCAATTAAAGACTTTATTGAGTCCTACGCTAAAAACGAAGATAACTCCTTCCTGTTCCGTATTAAAGCTAATACTGGCGCAGGTACTAACACTTCTGCTGGCGTCCCAAATACAACACCTAAGAAATCAATTCTTGAGATGTCAACAACAGAAGTACTAGATCTGGCTAAGAAAGGTCAGTTAGGTAACTTTAAATATTAACTATAAATAATAGGATTAAATAAAATGGCTATTACAAACACAGATTTTCAGTCAGTAGCACTCGCAATTTCTGCCTATGCAGACGAAGCCTACACCACTGAGCGTAAACTAAACTCAACTGGTATCGTTGGTCAGCGTAGCGATATTACCGCAGATGGTGAATCATTCATTGGTCAATTCCGTTGGTACAAGCCCCTATCAGCTAACATCAACGTTCCTTCACTAAGCAACGCTGCTGCTGGTTCATACACCGACATCACCACTGACATTGCAAACTATGTCAAGACTGTTCGTACCTTTGGTGCGCAGCAAGTAAACCTTCAGGAAGTCGTAACCAAGCAAGATGGTCTTGCTAAGATTGCTCGTGACTTTGCTCAGGTTCGTGGCGAAGATGAAGGCAATGCACTTATGGCCGTCCTAAAGGGTGTTTCTGCTTCTGAAGTTGCTCTCGGCGATGCAGGTGGTTCAGGTAACGGTGGTATCGTTGACTTTGATACTGATGCAGATGCTTCTGCAACTGGTTTCTTCGTAGATGTAAATGCTGCTGGTGCTTTCGGTGCTGCTGCTACTGGTTCTTCCGACGCACGTCGCCTCTTCGACTCTACCGCTATCGGTGCTGCTCGTGGTGAGCGTCTATTCCGGGCTATCGGCATGGGCTTCAAAGACTATGAGCCTGCTTACATGTATCTAGTAACTTCACCCGAAGTTATGGCTGAGATGCGTGCTGCTAACCTCGTTGACCAGACTAAAGTTCAGGATGGTAACCTTGAGTTTGACACCATCTTCGGTGGTAAGTTCCGTCTAGTCATGACCCGTGCAAACCAGATGCTCTCTGGTGCTGCTACTGGCGACCTAAACGCACAATCAACCAAGTGCTCATTCATCATCAAGCCTTCTTCAGTCGCTGCTGCTGGCGTTATGGTTCCAACTCCTGTTGAAGTTGACCGTGACCCTGCTTCCTACACTGGTGGTGGCTCAACCAACATCTGGTATCGTTATGGCTTCATCATGCACCCACAAGGTTATGACTGGGCGGGCGCTACTAACGCTTTCGCAACCAATGCTAACTACGCTGCGGCTGCTTCTTGGACTCGTAAGATGGACTACCTAAACCTAGGTATTCTCCCAGTCTTCCACTCATAATTATTAGGAGGGGCTAATGGCACTAGAACTAAACACAAATAGTTATGTAACAGTAGATAATGCTGATTCATACTTTGAAACTCGTATTGATAGTGCCGCTTGGTTTGACGCTTCAGATGAGGTTAAAGAACAAGCATTAGTTACTGCAACTCAGCTTGTAGATGACAATGCTTGGATTGGCTCTGCTGTTAGCCCTTCTCAGGCTCTGGCTTGGCCTCGTAAATATGCAATCTACTACGATCAAAGATTAGGTCAAGAGATTTCCTTCTCTGTTACCGAAATTCCAGAGAGGCTTAAGACTGCTATTTACGAGCAAGCATTACATCTTGTTAATAATGAAGATCTTTTAGCTGGAACTACTCAGACCTTTGAGTCGATTTCTATTGGCAACATTAGTATTTCAGACTCTAATAATGATGTTACAAGAGTTCCGATGAAGCCATCTATTGTCATGAAGCTTATTAAGCCACTAATCAAGGTTGGTGCTAGTGGGCTTGGTGCAGGCTGGTGGAGGGCCAACTAATGTCATTAAAGCGCAAACTGCAGGCAGCAGTAGATAAGGCGTTTAATGCAGCTGGAGATTTGAAACTTTCCGGAAAACTTCTAGGGGAAAAAGTAACAGGTTACGACTTAACGCTTGGCGAAGTTGTAAGCACTCAAGCAAAGACTTTAAACCTAAAAGTTATCCTAACAGAATCATCAAAACAGGATGACTCTACAACAACCTATTCCGCCATTATTAAATCTGGGGTAGATCTATCAGTTTATAAGTATTTGCTGGTAAACTCACTACAGTATAAAATTAATGGCTTTGACGATAACGGCTTCGTTATCACTATTTCATTGTCACGGGAGGTATAAATGTTTACAACCGCACTTCGTGATATTGAGCTTAGACTAGCAACCTTTTCAACATCAGTTATGTACCCTTCAGACTATCAGGGCAATATTGCTAATGATTCTGAGTTTTGTAGATACACTGTACTTCCTTCTAACGCTGATGTATATAATAATGATAGAAATAAACATATCAGTGGTATCGTAATTATCGATATTTTTGTAGAAGCAGGAAAAGGCCAAAATAGGGCGTTTCAAATTGCAGATGCATTGAATCAAGTTCTTGAAAACAAGATTCTTACAAATAAAACAGAGCTTGGGGTTTCTTACCTCAATTATGATGGGCAAGATCCGGTTAATCGGTCTCTATCAAGATACAAATATATCATACCATTTAAACTATATGGAGAATAACAAATGGCACATATTTCAAGCCTTCAGGCAGGTGTCTATTCCTACCTAGACATTTACACTGGTGCAACTGACACTGCAGCTTTTGACGAGCTAAACGAGTGGGCAACTGTATTTAACGCTGGTTCAACCACTGGTGTTGTACGTATGCCTTCAGTTCGTGAATTCCCTTCAGTTGGTACTCCTGCAAACATCGTAAACGTTCCTGTTTACGGCCAAGCAACTTCTTCACAGATTCAGGGTCAGGCAGATGCGCCTTCACTCGAAATTACTGTGAACTACGTTGCTGCAGACATGCAGGCAATTCACGCTCTCATCGGTAAGCAGGTCGCTTTCCGCTTTATGATGGCAGCTGCTCCACTAACAC